GAGGGACTGGCCCGGGTCATGAGGCACTCTCAATTGGCTATCGCGGCCGCGGCAAGGATGGTTTTGGACAATGGAGCCTGTGTTCCCGGTCCTCAGGTCGAGGTCAACTGGAGCCTTTTGACGCCGGACACGGATTTGAACAGTTTTTACGCCCGAAAGATATGGTGGAGAGAGGGCAGGGGAGTGGAGGCGCAGTATCCGGCGATCCGTTCCATCAATTTTGACAGTCATATCGAGGAATTGCTGAAAATTGCCGAGTATTTTGAGGGCAACGGCGACAAGGAAACAACCTTGCCGACATGGATGATCGGTCAGATGGTGCAAAACGAGACCGCACAGGCCACTTCCGGACGTATGGCGACCATCACCATATCCATTAAGGACGTCGTGAAGAATTTTGACGCCTTTACCGAACGGATTATCCGTGATTTGCACGCTTGGAACATGGAATTCAACCCGGACACGAATATCAAGGGTGATTATAACGTCAAGGCGAAGGGTGTTTCTTCTCTGGTGATGAAAGAGATAAGGATGCAGGCGCTCAATCAACTGATTCCTACTTTGAGGCCGGAAGACTGGGTCTACATTCCAGAAAGAGAGCTTCTTATGGAGCGTTTGCGTGCGCATGATATTAATATTGCACTCCGGACCGAGGAAGAAGCCGACAAGATCCGCGAAGCCCAGCAGAATTCCGAGATGAACCAACTCCAGATCGAGATGATGAAGTCGGAAATTGCCAAAAATAAGGCGCAGGCCATGACCAACATCACCAAGGCCAAGGAAAAGAACATTTTGGCGAACAAAGAGGCGCAAACTCCTCCCGAAACGCAAAACAGTATTGATCCGCGGATGCAGGACGCAGAGCTTGAGGCGAAACAGGCGGAAATCGACGACAAAAGAACGCAGACGGCCCTCAAGCAGGAGGAAGCCGCCGCCAAAAGAGAGAAGATGGCGCGGGAGATGGAGGAAAATCAGATGCAATCCCGCATGAAACTGAACATGGAGGCGGAAAAACACAAAACGGATCTGGATATTTCCAAGTTGAATGCCGCCCAAGACATGACGCTCAAGGAGGACGCGCACAAGAACAAAATGGAAACTTCGAAGATGATGGCGAAGGAAAAAGCCAAACAGGCGGCCAAAAAGCCGAAGGGAGAGGGAAATGTTAGAAAGAGCTAAGGAAAAAGCCGAGTTAATTGGCAAGGTTCATGGGCTGAGGGGATCGGAAATGGGCAACGCCATCATTGATTATCTTGATTTTTTAATTGATGAGGTGAGGATGGAAAACGATAATGCCACGACGGAGGAAGTCCGTTTTAATCAGGGCAGGCTCTCCGTTTTAAAAGCCCTTTATAGCGATATCACAAAGGGTTTGCCGGTGAGGGGATAAATATCGTTGAATTTACACCGTGTTTGTGGTATGTTGAAACCACAATTATGAATTATGGCGATAATGGAAAACATAGGGAGCGTAAAGGTAAGTAATGATGGTAACTTTGGAACCTGTTCACATATTACGATATCGCGGCAGGACATTGTTATAATGTTGCAGCAGTTGGAGGGGATAAAGCGCAAGCTGAAGGCAAAGTTACAGACTGTCTAAACCTTTAAAAAAAATACGCGAAGGACAAAGACGACATACGGAGATTAATTTCTCTTTATGTCGTTTTTTTTATTTTAATCAAAGGAGAGAGGGAATGTCAGGAGAAAACATGGAAGACAGCGACAAGATCTTCACCGAGGCTTTTGAGAAAGCTCAAAAGGTTGAAGATATCACTCCTAAGCCAGATGAACAGCCTCCGCAAAAAACCGATGAGGAAATAGCGGCCGAGGCTCAGGCGGCAGAAGAGGCGCGCAGGGCAGAAGAAGCCGAAAAAGCAAAGGGTGACGGAGAAAAGCCCAAACAGAAACCCGGCGAATCAGATGAATCCTATGAACAGCGGTGGAAGACCCTTCAGGGCATTTACCGTCATGAGAAGGATGAATGGGCCGCCGAAAAAGCAAAAATAATGGCAGAGTATGAGGAAGTGAAGTCGAAGGTTCCGAAACCTGCTGAAAATAAAGAGGATGAACATCCTGCCCTCAAGGACTTACTGGCAAAACTCGACCTTACTGACGAGCAGAAGGCGCAATTGCAGGAGTACGACGAGGAATTCGATGTTGTGTCCAAGATGGAAGGCCTTAAACGAGAACGGGCTATGGCAAAACTGAAGGCTGAGATGCTTCAAGAGATTCAGGGATTTAAGAAAGAAGTACAGACTCAGTTAGAGCCGGCCACAAAACTCGTGAAGGAGACTGCGGAGAATAGGGAGGTTGCGGAAAGAAATTCGCACTTCCAGTACATACGAGAAAGCCATCCGGATTTTGAAAAATATCGAGACGACGGCACTTTGCTGGAATGGATCGAATCAAAACCCGCATATATGCGCAATGCAATGAAGGTGGCTTACACTCAAGGATCTGCCGAGAACGTCGTTGAACTTCTGGATGGTTTCAAAGCAGAGAACAATATTTCAACCGAAGGCTCCGTGGTGCGCATCAATAAGGCGAAGGCTGACAGAAAAGCCGCCCTTACTCCCCCGACAACCCGACGAAGTGCCGTAAATGCTTCAATGGGCGTGGCGGAGGACTTTGAGAGTGCGTTCGCAGAGGCCTTGAATAAGGAGAATTAATTATGGCTATGACAACCTATGGTAAACTGTAAACTGCCATAGTAAAACTTGCGGAAATGCTGGAAACTCCCAAAGCTTTCATTACTACTTAGGTGAAAATATGAAAGATGTAACAACGGACAATCAGCAGGCGACGGAACTGGAAATTGGTTGGCTTGCAGGAATATATGACGGGGAAGGATACATTGGATTTTCCCGTCAGAATGCAAAAAAGGTTCGCTCCATAAGACCAGATATCCAGTTAGTGAATTGTGACCCTGATGTTATTTTAAAGACGAAGAGAATTTTGAATATGATAGGAATTAACCCGTATATAAGAGAGAGAGTCCACGATAAGAAATTGTGGTCTCGGAATTATATACTTCAAATGTCAAAATTCTCTGACGTAAAAAAGTTCATCGACACCCTTGGGCGTCTTTTAACCGGCGAAAAAAAGAAAAGGGCCGAGTTAATGATCAAATTAGTCAACAGTAGAATAGGCAAAACAAAGCGAGATAGATATACGGAAGAAGAACTTGCCATTGTTGACCATTATTTTGAAAAGATGAAGGGTATCAAGATCAGGGGCAATACGAATACCGATCACCTCAACGACTACCAAGCGAGCGCCAGGGCTGAAATTCTGGCGAAGGTATAGTCTGATCTCATGCGAAAGTATGAGAGGCGGCAGAAATGACCGCCCGCCCTATAAGGGTCAGTAAACGAAAGTTGAAGTAACAGAATGGATATTACCCCTCGTACAGCGGCGTTTATAGCTGTTGAGCTTTTGAAGCGATCAATGCCTTACCTTTGTCTGGAGAAGTTCGGACAGGCAAAGAGTTTGCCGGAACACAAAACCCAGTCGATGAAGTTCAGACGGTACAATTCCCTCGGCTTGCGCACGACCGCGCTGACTGAAGGCGTGACCCCGACCTCTGAGAAAATGACCGCCACCGATGTCACGGCGACCCTGTCCCAGTACGGCGGCCTTGTCGAAATTACGGACGTTGTTCAGGACACCCACGAAGACCCGATTCTGCAGGAGGCCATTGCGGTTTCCAGCGAACAGGCAGCCAAGACCGTTGAAACCCTGCGTTACAATGTGTTGAAGTCCTGCACGAATGTGTTTCTGGCCAATTCAGCCGCAACGCGCGCCGCCATTTCCACGGCGATAAGCCGTGTGGATCAGCGCAAGATCGTTCGCGCTTTGGAACGGCAGGAAGCTCAGTTCATTACGAACATCGTCAAGTCAACCCCGAATTTCAATACCGAATCGATTCTTCCGGCCTATGCCGCAGTAACCCACGTTGATCTGACGTCGGATATTCGCAGCCTGACCGGATTCACCTCGGTGGCGGACCACGGCGGAGTCAAAGCGTGGGAGACGGAAATCGGCTCGTGCGAAGACGTCCGTTATCTGAAGTCCACGATTTTCACCCCGTATGAAGGGGAAGGCGCGGCCTCCACGACCATGCTCGCAACCGGTGGAAACGCCGATATTTATCCTGTGATGTATTTCGGAAAAGATGCGTATGCGACCATCGCCCTCAAGGGCAAATATGCCATCACCCCGATCGTCATCAACCCGACCCCGTCGAAGTCCGACCCGTTGGGGCAGAGAGGTTCCGTGAGCTGGAAGACGATGCAGACCACCGTCATCCTGAACGATGCCTGGATGGCAGTTCTTGAATGCTGCGCAACTGATTAATCGGATTGAGTTGGTCCGAAAGTAACGCCTGCGGTTTGCCTATCCTAGCCGGACCGCCACTTGAGATAGAAGACTAGGACAACGCAACTGAATAAAAGGAGACTTAATATGAGTTATGTAAAATATGATGCAAAAGTAGCAAAGGTCAACGATTCCGCAAGGGATATCAATGACGCGTTTCGCCTTGAGGCACAGCGCCGGGCGTTACAGGGTATCGCGAATAGGGTTCTCTGCGGAACTGCAGGAAGTGCAAACGTTACAGTTACTCTGGCCGCCGGTTCGACAGGTGGTGTAAAATTCACTGTTCCGGTCGATGTTTTGATAAACGGCGTAAAGGTTGCCGTGGCCGCACAGGATAACCTTGATTTGCCCACCGGTGGGCAGGATGCTAATACCGCAACAAAGTATCTGGTATCCGTTGGCGCCAATGGAACGGCTAAAGTCAGCGGTCCTGGCAACATTGTAAGTTGCGCGGATTATGCCAGCAACGCGCTAGCCATTGTAGCGTGCAAGCTTCCGGATCTTCCGGATGGCCATTGCGCCCTCGGATGGTTCAGCGTGGTCGCTCCGTATGCGCTGGATGTTGTTAACAACAATGGTACCTTCAGTGGAACACAGGGTACTGCGGCGTATGTGGATTTGATGTGCATGCCGTATGACGCTTA